TCGTCCCACTTTAAATGCTCATCACTAAGTAAAAAATCACTTATGGCCAACAACCATGCCAATTGACCTTCATCTTTTACTGGACTATTTAAGCCAATTCCGGGTAATTTAAAATGATCTTCAGACCGGTCTTTAATTCCAACCATTTGATATGTCAATTTTTGCCCTGGTTTGGATGTGTCTATATGTACCCCAATTGGTTCTCTTATAAAAGTTTCCTCCGCGACAAATGTTGCCGTCTCATGTCCTATATAATAATTAAATTCTTTAACCAGTGTACTTAATCCTAATTCGTCTTCAACATAATGCTCATAAGATTCCCTCGACTGAATGGTAATTATTTTCCCAAGGTCATTGATTATTTCCGTATGCAATTCTTCATTCTTATCATTTCCAAGGGCAGATTCATCATTTCTTTCTTTGTTTAGTTGTTGAAACAAAAGTGGGTGAACTCTTAATTCAACATCTTGTGAATTAAATTGTTGATTACCAGTCAAAAACATTTTTTTCTCAGGTTTTATCCTCATAACAGTTGAATATGTTGTTTTCCACATAGTGGTATCAATACTATGGTCAACTTTAGTTATTTGAAAAAATACTCTATCTTCCCATCGCTCGGGTAAAAAATTAACATTTATATAATCACCAATACCTAAAAAATTATTACCATAAATTGTTAAAGATAATGTAATGGGTAAAACTGGTGCAATACTAGTTTCACCGCCTTGTAAAAAATTCTTTATTCTTGCTTCCATTAATTTTTTATGTCTATATGTTTTTGCATACCTGATTGGTCTTGATGGAATCTCTTTTGTTTCTGTTGGTAAGTCAGCGTATCTAGCCCAATCTAATCCTGTCTGTTTCTTGTTCTTGTTCTTTTGTTCTTCTTTTTTCATCTTATCTAATTTTTGTTTTTGATTTCTTCTATAGTTATCATATCTAGCTACTGCTACTGTTCCAAAATCCTCCGTTATACCTAATTCAGTCCCTGAAGGTAAGTTTTTAAATAAATCTTTTAAATTAATATCTATTACTTTTTGTCTTTTTGGTTTAAAACCAAGGTCAGGTAAACTTTTCATAACTATTTTTTTATCACCATGAAAAGGTAAATGTTCTAATACATTAAAAAAACTTAATTTTAATTCATCTAAATTAGTAAAAACATCAACTGAACTTTGATTCTTAATAGAAATCATACTTGCCAAACCGCCCTTTGGCGTTTGAAATTTCATATCATTGTCCAAAACAACAGAATTCCCTGAAGTTAAATCAAAAGTCAACATTTCTTCTACTGGAGGGACATAACCAATGTAGTTTATATCTTGAAAAGTCATTGATCTCTGAGAATTATTATGAGGAAGCATCATAATATTAATTATATCACCGGAATCTTTTCTTATTTTAGCAAAAATATTTTCTAAAACATCATTGATATTAGATTCAGTTGAAAATGCCTCTTGAATTACAGGAATACTTATAAATAATTCCCGCAAAGGTATTCTGTGAAGATCCTTATCAACCTGTGATCTGCGTGTCAAATAATCATATTTATTTCCAGCTGATTCTTTTGTCTCCCTTGAAATTAATTCTTTATTCAATACATCACCATCCGCATCATACCAAAAGGAAGGTCTTTCTCTATTATATGTTTCACTTTCTAATGGCACTTTAGATGTGTTAGGTTTTTCTGAAAATATTACTGTCTTTTTTGTGGGTTCATCTTTTTTAGGTTTAAGATCCCAACTATCTGGATAAAGAAAACTTGTCAATTCATCATCACCCATAACCCTTTGTTGTTGTAATTTAAAAAGATCTTCATCATATCTTACCCACGAATCTTTACTTCTATATTTTAATGAATAAGCATCATTATTGTTAGCTTGAGTAACAGTATTTATACCACCTTCTATTAAAGTCTCTTCCCACCAAGAAACAAAATTATTTAAAAATAAATCTTCGAATAACCCAAATGATACATATAACCTTTCCTTTGAGTCCAAATAATCATCAGAAGATGCATCTCCAGATAAATTTTGGTAAAATACTCCTAATTTTTTTGAATTAGTATCAATTGTCCCTACACTTGTCATCAAGGGTGAATCAAAAAAATCTTTTACAAATGTATTTGAGTCTTCTTCATCAAGTTTTCGCAAAGTTCCCATGTCAAAATCCAATGTTGGTGATTTTGAACCCGTAACAGCGGAAGTTGCTCCTACATAATTAACTAAAATCTCATCCATGACATTTGTAAATAAAAATTTTAAATCATTATCATCATTTATATCTTTATCCAACAGACTATAATTTTGTGATACAATCTCCACACTACATTTAAATGAACCTCTTTCATCAAGTGATGCATCATATTTTGTTACAAATCCATTTAATGTAGTCATAAGACCTCTTTGCTTAGCTACTTCTCCATTTTTACTATCATAAATAGATTCATAAAAGTTCTCCATCTTTAAATCTTTATTATCAATATGTGATTTTGGATCATATAACGAAAATGATTTAGCCCCCCAACCAAAATCTATAAAAAGAGTGGTGCCTGGTCTTAAAAAAAATGGTATAAATATATTATCAAAATCCTCTTTATTGTGGACTACAAAATCAACAGTAGTTCTTCTTAATGCACCCACCGCACCCTCTGAGTTAGAGGTTATACCTGTTATCCCAGCAGTTGGTTTTAAATATTCGTTATCTTGTAATTCAGGAACAGTAGCTAAAACTCCAGCATCACCTCTGTCGCTGGCGAATCTCAATTTTCCCCTTTGATTATCAAGAGATTCTAATTCTTGATAAGACCTCTGCTTATTTTCATTTACAATGAAAATAAGGTTTTTACTATCTTTATCTTCCTGCAATACTAATTTTTTTGATTCCTCGTCAAGATTCATTTCCTTAATATTCACTGCTGTCCACATTCTAGCAAATGGAATTTTATCGCCTAAATAATTACTATAAGGTGTGGGATCTATACTTTGATTTGGATTTACTTCAAAACTACCTTCTTGTAACTCTTTGAAAATATCTCGAATCTTTTTATCTACATTAGAACCAAATAATTTATCACTTAAATTCATTTTAAAATAGCTTGTCGAGCTGAAACTGGTATTCTTAATCGAGTTCCAGCTTCAATATTATTAGATTTTAAATTATTTACTGAAGCTATATACCACCAAAATTCAGTTGTTCCATAATATTGTTGTGAAAGTAAATCACATCTATCTCCATGAGTAGCAATTAAAAGAAAATCTGAATTTTGTTCTTCAAATTTAGGCAAGTCAGCAGTACCGACTCTGATAACTCCGTCTTTATTTATTTTCTTTACTATATCGTATCTACTCATGGTGTTAAACCGTATTTCTTCAGTTCAGCTTCAAAAGCTTTTTGATTAGCATTCGTCTGATTTGTTAAATCTTTTACATCTTTAAGCATAGCCTTACGCCCAGCAGATTTCTTTATTTGAGCGGCTCTTTCTTTTGCTGCTTTAGCTGACTTTAAAATATCCGAATGTGTTTTTGGTTCTAGTTGCTGTCGTACAGGATAAAATGAAGTATCCATACTTGGTGATTTTTTATTTATGATTTGATAAGTTATTGCAATATCAAATAACCTTGGCAAAGCCGTTAAAGCATCCCAATCACCACTTTCATTAACGGTATAGGTTATTGATTTTATAAATCCAAATTGACCAACTGCTCTGTTACCAATATGTGCCATATATAGTTCTGTAAAAGGTGGTTGCATTCTCATTGGCCCTTCTACTTCTCCACTTCTTGAATGTTTATAATTAGGATACCCTAAACTAGTCAATACATCTAATTTCGTATACATCATTTTAAATTCATGGTCATTAGCGGGATAAACTCTCAAATTAAAACTCAAATCCCGTTCAGCTCTATCATACATATAAACTGGTTCACTTTTACCAATATAATTTACCGGAGTCCAACTTGGATTTACATTTTCTGTTATACCAGTAATATATCCTCTAAAATAAAGTATTTGTGGTGGGTATATTTGACCATCTATTGCTCGCACAGTTCTTAAATCTTTTATTTTTAAATAAAAATCACCTTTTTTAAATGGAGCAATTTCATCTTCTTTTACAATATTTTTATCGATATATGGACTAGGATGCGCTTGAGATATCTTATCAATATAATTAGTATCTCGCGGACCTCGACCTAAATCATAAAATGGTGTAAATGGCGCCCTTACTTCTGTAGTTACTAGTTGGGTGTTTGCTAGTGAAACAGTTGTACCTGTTGGTATTTGAAATTGTTTAATTGTTAAATTATCACCAAGTTCACCAAAGCTTAATTTTAATTTTGGCCTATCTGAATATTGTATACCTCCAATACTTACTCCAAGAGGTAAATCCAAAACTGATGCATTTCCGGAAAATGGTTTTCTTAAAGTACCAAAACCACCAAGGCCTTGGAATGAGGTGTTAACAAAATTTAAAAATCCAGTATTTCCATAAACAGGAGTTGGAATTGGTGGCAACATCCATTGACCATCTCCGATAAGTTTATTAGTTAAATTTTCTTTACCGGCAAAGAAAAGTCCAGCACCCGAAAGATAAAATGACGCCAATCTCCCGTAATCATCAGCTGATGCTGCAAATGGAATTATATCTCTATTGTTTCCTACACTAGAAAAAAAATTATTTACAGGTTTTCCTTCTTCTGGTATATTATGAATAATATAAGGTTCTGGAAACTTACCAAATAAACCAGTTCTCCACCCACTTGAATGTCCTTTTATATCAAGCCCTCCAGTACTTCCCATTCCTATGCGATTTATATTAATAGTACCGGCAACTTCTCCAGTTGATGTGCGTTCCCACCAATCTGCTTTTGCTGGTCTTATTACTATACTTTCCCTACCTTCAGCAACACCTCGATGATTATGTTTAAAAAGACTACCAAGTGTTAAGTCACCTTGACCTAAATCATTATTTTTACCGAGCTCTTGAAATAATTCACCTTCTCTTTGTTTAACTCTATCACCTTTTCCATCTACATTTGAAACAGGATTATTTATTGTTGTTGTATATGAACTATTTGTTGAATATTTTCTCGTAAATGTAATGGTATCGCCTTTTTGATTCAATACACTATTTACTGTACCGTCTGGGTTTATAATTGGATCAATCTTTATCAAATCATCCAAAGTAGTAGTTGAATCTTCAATACGCTGATCAAGTGTTTTCTTAGATGAAAAATTATCTTTTACATTACTGAATACTGATTGTAAATTTTGTAATCCCATTTTTATTCCGTACTATGATACACTATTTTCACCTGTTCCTAATGTAGCACCATTGGCAAAATTAGATCCCATATAATTAGTTACAAAAAGAAGATCATTATTTTTTAATGTTACTTCACTTGTTAAAGCTCCACCACCACCTAAAGTACCTTGAGGAAAAGTTGAAAAACCACCTACCCCACCTTGACCGTCATTTATACGATTTGTTGTTGCCATTACCGAATCTCTTGGATTCAAAGAAAAGACACCAGAAGGTCCCATCATATGTGTAATACCACCTGGTTTAAATATACCATCATTTATAGTTGTTGTTGCATTTGCAAACTCACCTCTTATAGAACTTGATAATCCACTCACCATATTCCCAAGTGGAACTAAAAGTAAATTAACAGCTTTTGCAAGTAACATTAAAATAGGACCAAGGGTATTGGCAAGTGCAACACCAAGAGTTTTCAGTTCATTCGCAGCTGCAGTTAATTCCGACATCGCATCTTTACCGATTATATCGGCAAATGATTTTGCTGTTTCACCGGCAAGTTTATTTGCCTTATCTTGATTTGCAACCATTTTTGCCATATCACCTACACTAACACCAATTGAATCAGCAATAGCTTTTCTCTGTATTGAATTTAACTCATTAAATTCAGCTTCACTACCTAATTGACTAACAATATTTGATATAGCACCCTCTATATCATTATTAAGTGCTAACTCTCTGGCTTTTTGAAAATTAAGTTGTCTACCAATTAATACAGAAGATTCTAATTCTTTACCTATTGAAGTTTCAAAATCTAATAAACCCTCTGCTATTTTTGCAGTAGTATCTAACGACAAACCTAAAGCTCTGGCTTGAACAGCAGCACGAGCAATATTATCACCACCATTTTCTGAAAATGAAGCAAATGCTTCAGATGAAGCAGCCATATCTTTCAATACGGCACTTGGGTTTACATCATTTGCAGCTGCAAGTTGAAAAGCACCCTCGGTAAGTCTTTCGGCTTGTTGAGCCGATAAACCAGAAGTTGTCTGTAAAATACCACTTAATTTAGCAGCCTCGTCATTAGATAATCCAACAGCTTTTGCAGTATCGATTAATTGTCCAGCCATTTTACCAGATGCAGTTAATCCTACACCAAATTCAGATGATACCGTAGCGGCAGTTGAAGCAACATCTTCCATTGAAGCACCAACTTTACTTGCTTGTTCACTTGAATCAAATAAATTCTTTTGAAAATCTTGACTTAATACATTAAGACTACCAAATTGTTTTCCTATGGCATCTACTGATCCAGCAAATTGTTGAGCTATTTTATAAAGAACTGCAAAAGCCGCACCAGCAACTCCAAGTCTTTTGGCCCACTTAGCAGTTGCCGCGGCTGCTTCTTTTCCTTTAAGTGCTGTTCCAGCGCTCTGTTCTGCTAACTTTGTACCTCGTTTGAGAACTTTATCACCAATGTCATTTCCCTCTAAACCAAGGCTATTGATTCTTTCTTGTATATTTTGTTCCTCAATTAACCCTTTCGATATATCTTCTGTTAAATTTGTTAATCCAAGCGCCTGTGTATTTGTTAATTCTCCAGCACTGGCACGAGCTTGATATTCTTTTGCTTGTTTTTTAACTTCGACTGTTAAGTCTTTTTGTGATTTAGAATGTTCTCTTTCTGCTTTATTTCCCCAAGCTTGTACAACATTTCCTTTCATCAAATGTTGCAGTCTTACGATAAGGGATTTATTCGTAGCTTCTTCAGCTTTTTGAGCTTCAACTTTTAATTTATTAACGGCTTTATTAAGTTTAATATGAGCCGAAATTTGATCTATTTGTTTTTCTTTAGTGTCTGTTAATTCTTTTTCTAAAGCTAATATTCTTTTTACTCTTTCCTCACGGCTTTTATCAGTCTGCCTACCATCATTTTGTAATCTTTTTTGAGATTCGAGTTCAGCTGTTATTTGTTTTTCTGTTCTTAAATCGGCCATAATTGTACCTTGAATTATTATACATTAATAAATATTAAAAAAGAAACTTATTTAGGATTGAATCGTCTTGGAATTGTTGATGTTGGTTTTTGATTTGCCCTATCGATATGCTCTTTTTCTTTTTTCTTGAAATCCATAAACTCTCGAAGATAAAAGTTCTTTAAATGAACTGGCATATCATAGACATCACCAAAGGTAAACCCCGGCGTGCTATATATGAAATAAAAAATAGATTGATGTATATCTAATTTACTAGACGGACTTAGGCCAAAAAAACTCAACTGTAAGCGGAATAGACACGCTCACAGTATTACCTCCCATTTCTATTTCCGATGTCAAGTCAATATCGGGAGAAATTTCTTGAATGTAATTTCTCAATGATACAGAATCACGAGCTAGCATGTTCTGTGAAAATGATGTTATTGTTTCTGGTTTATTATCACCATCTACCTCGGCGATAGTGTAACGAAGTCTCGTTGATATTTCTGTATTATATCCAAACTTTTTAGATTGTTCTAATTCTTTTTCAATAAGTTTTTCATCTGCGCCAGTCAATAATTTAAATTTTAATTTATTCTTACCAATCGGTGTTGTAAATTCAAAACTATTATTTGAATAATCAACATCATCTGGTAATTCTCTAAATGGACATTGTGATAAATCAAAAGAATGTTCTTCTGTCTGATTTAAATCACTCGGGTTAGTAACTTCAACCGTATATTCTGGCCCATAAGCCAATATACGAGCAGCAACCAATACAGCATTTTTATCCCCAAGAATCAAATCATCAGCTTTAACACCCTCACTTACAATCAAACTATCTAGTAATTTATCAATAACAACACCTTTTTTAATGAGATTTTCGGACATCAAAATGTCTTCTTCTCGTGTGGTCATATATTTTAATTCTACTTTACCATCAGTAAGTGGTGAATCTTTTGAATATACCTTTCCTTGTGATGGAAGGTCTATAACTTCCGTAGGAAATTTGTGTTCTGACATTATAACTCCTTAGTAACTAATAACTATTAGAATTCAAGTATAGCGTAATCGTACCTCAATGTAAGTGTGATTTCAACGGGTTCACTATCTGAAAATGATAAATCACCAAATGTAGCGTCTTGAATATAAGTTCCATATAGTGTCCATTTTTCAACAATGTCACCAACAGGTCCTAATACTTGAAAATTAACATTTTTCTTATAAAAATCTTGATATCCATCACGACCAGTAGCAGACTCGTGATGTAATCTTATCCATTCGATAACAGAAGAAGCAGCAGAAGGGACAATAGGGTCATACAGAGTAATCTGTAATGATTGCCAACGACCTTTACCCTTAACATATTTGGTAACATTCATATGTTCCAAAACAACTTCATCAAAAGTAATCTGTGGTCTTTGTGCCGTTTTAATTGTAAAAGCCGGAATACCTGATATTTCCATGATAAACCGATTTTTTAGTTTTGGTTCGTATGGTGTATAAAATATCTTATTCGCTTCTAATAAATTTGCCATTATTTATCTCCTATAGTAATAAATATCACTTTATCAAAAATTATTCAGGAAAAGCCGCACCAGTCGGTTGAACAACAAAGTCCAATACAATGAATTCAGCAGTTCTTGCTGGTTGTAAAAATACTTGACCAACCAATTGATTTCTATCAATCGTTTCTGGTGTATTATTGGTATCATCCATCACAACTCTAAAAGCATTCAATCCACTATTTGCCTGTACTTGTTCTAAGTAAGGATTCACGATATTCAAAAATTGATTTCTCAAATCACTTGTATTTTGTTCAAAGAGTAAATTTCTTGAAGATTGAGCAACAAACTTCTTAACAGCTATCAATAATCTACGGACATTTACTCGGTCAAGAGCAGAAGCTTTCTTCTGAGTCGTCTTCTGTCCAAAGACAGTAACACCTTGACCAGGAAAGGTAGCAATCGGATTACAATTTGATTCATACAATTCATCTCTTTGGTTTTGACTTAATTTTCTATATGCTTGTACAGCACTATCTATTCCACCTCTGTTCAATCCAGCAGGAGCAAACCAAGGTTGTCCAATCGTATCATTAAAATGATAGACACCAGACATAACGACTGAAGGTGGAACATATCTGAAAACACCAGCAGTAGCATCTTGAATCTGTACCCAAGGATAATAAGTAGCAGCATAACTTGAATTACGAGCTTCTGTATTTGTTTTTACAGTTCCCACCGAATCTGCCTTTTGAGAATTATCATATACTAAGAAACAATCTCCTCTATCTTCACATACTTGCATAGCCTGTGATATAACTGTGCTATGATTAGCATGTAGTTGGTCAATTACACCAGGTAAAAACAATAAATTAAAATCATATTCATCTTTATTACTCAAAATACTTAGAGCAGTTCCATATCCACCACCTACTGAAGTACCACTAGGTTGAGTATTACTAGTTGCCATAAGTATACCTTGATTATTAGTACTAGTGATATTATCATAAAACTTAAAAGGATGGCTATATTCATGACCATGTGAACCAGCGGTTTGTCCAGTATAAAGGACGCCTGTATCGACATCTGTTCCACCACCAAAAGCTCCACCATAACTACCACTACCACCTTCACCACTACTAGCAGTTGCTGGTAAATACTGAGCCGGATTGGTTGAATACGCATCAGAAATTTCACCTTCACTAGTTAACCAATTTGGCGTATTACTCGTATCCGGTAAACTACTTACTCTAACAAATCTTGAATTATTTGGATAGTCACCAGTAGGAGTTATATAAGAAACACCATCTTCTGTAGTAATACTTGTTGTTTGATTTCCAATTTGTTTTAAAATATAATTAGTTTCATTTGGATCCAATGTTAGATTAGGCCAAGTTTCGATGACTTTTTTCTTTTTATGTGTATCATCGCCTTGCCTAATTAAGAGAGTAAAAGTACCTTTTGCAGTATTATGTGAAGATACTTCCCAACGAAAATTATCTCTTGTTCCACCAAAACTACCAGAAAGAAGTTGATTATTAGTTTCTGAAGTAGTTCTAGGCGGTAACAAACCATCAGTACCCATATTTGAACCTGTACCTACAAAATTATTAAATAATGGTCCATCACCTAATGCCTCTAAAGTAAATAGTGTATTAACTGAACCACTTGCATTAATTTTTTTGTCAATATTAGCAGTAGCCCTTGCAGCACTTCCGTCTGCACTTTGAACTCTCACAACCGTTAAAGGACCACCTTGTCTCAAATATTCTTTAGCAGTATGTGATGTTAAAAATTGATAATAAGAAGAACCACTTTGAATTAATTCACCGAATACGCTAACATATTCACTATATGAACTAACTACAGTTGGTTGTAAAATTGGACCTTTGACAGTCGGACCGACAATAGCAGCTCCAATGGGACCTGCAGTTGCTGGTAAAAAAGATTGATCTATTTCGTTGGTAAATACACCTGGACTAAGTATTTTTTCAGCCATTTAAAGTCTCCGAAGGTATTGGATTAAATATAATTATTCATATATAAATATTATACAATTTTCAAAAGAGAACTTTATTGTTTGATTTATTCTTGTGTATTTGGCGTTTCTACTTCTACAGTTGGCATGAATACTCCAGTTTCTGGATTTAATGTACCTGGCCCATACTTTTCAGTAATTTCACTTAGAAGTTCTTGTTCTTCATTACGAATAGTTTCTAGTTCTTCAGTAATTTTAAACTCTTCATCTTCTATGGATTCTTTTTGTTTTTCAAAATTCAATTTTGCAATTGCAAGTTGTCCGAATTTATTAGTAACTGTATTGTACTTACCTTGTAAATCACCAAGTGATTTTAGTTCATCTTCTGTAAATTTAATTTCTTTTGCCATTTAAAAACCCTATTTGTTTAATTAATAAAACCATTTCATATATAATTATATAATTTTTTCAGAAAAAGATATTTTTTTATTACTATAAACTCTTTTCATTTCTGAGGTTTTTCCAAATACCTTATCGGTAAATTCAGGAATCATATAAGCTCTTATGGTCATATCAAGTGTATTTTTTATCAACCTTTCTCCTTGTGATTCCATCTCTATCTCATTTGATATATCACCGGAAAGTGATGATAGAAATCTATAACTTGTCTGGTCACCAAAATATGTCTCCAAATGCTCAACCCATAGTGCATTTAAATCATTCATTTGTTCTGTATACGATGTCATCATTACGACATTATAATTGCAAGTCACAAAATCCGGTTGACCTGTTATAATAGATTCTTGTACTGGTTTTTGTCCAGTTAATACTGAAAATCTATCATAACGATTATTTTTACTATAACGATTTGCCCGAACTACTTTTATAAACTTACCCTGAACATCGTTATCAAAAGATACTGGCATTTGATCATTCATAGTTAATGATGTTCTCTTAACTACCATAACGGGTAAAATAATTGTATTATTTTTATCTCTTAATACTCCACGACCTCTTATGGATTTCCATCTTTCTTCACTCCCCCATAATACAGGTACTTTAATAATCTCATTAGACTCTCTTACTACGGGTTTCATTATATTTCGTATATGTCCCAATATAGCCGTATCAATTTCTTTTAAACCTATTGCCCAACCTTCACCTGTATTTTTACCACCTGGTTTTTTAATAACAACTTTCGCATTACCTTTTTCGGAACGAATGCTAGTTTGTTCGGCACGATTGATTGTCGATTCGTTTGTTACATTTGTATTGGTTACTGGTTTAATTGCCACGGCGTAGTTTCCTTAGTTTATCTAACTTACTATCTGATGTATTAGCGTACTCTTCAGATTTTAATCCTTTAGTAGAAGCTTTATCAATTGCAATTTGTTTTTCAATTGGAACATCAACTACACCTAAAGTAATATTATCTTTCTCTCCTTGAACTTTACCACTTTTAAGTAAATCAATTATCTCGTCAAATCTATCTTCCCTCTGTTCACCATAAATATTATAAGTCGTAGATTTTTCACTATCATCACTTTCAACAGTCTTAACTAAAGTTGACCTTCTCGGTTTCATTACAAGTTTTTTATCTAGTAATTGAACAGCCATTATTCATAACTCTTATTTTTTGTCCAAGATGGGATTGCTGTACCTTCCGTAGTTAATGTTCCATGATTACCATTTCCAGATAAATCTTCAGCACGAGTTCCAGTACCTTCATTTAATCTCCAGTATCCTACAAGATTACTATTAGTTCTATGGTCATAACCAAATCCAGCATTATATACTTGGTTAGCAAAAGTACCATCTTCATCTTTTTCTACATTATAAATAGCTACTTCACTAAGACTACAAGCCCAACCCTGAGCGTATGGACTAGGAGGATCGTTATCAAGTCCATTATAATCAGTACGAGCTCCGAAGAAAACATTACTTGCACCATTAACGGTATCAGTCCAACTTGGTTGCCAATTTGAAGTTCCCATACCATTCTCATTTCCAGTACCACTAGCGGCTCCATCTTTATAGATTTCTTTTCCATTTATCCATATCCGAACATGCCTATCA